ACCGCTGCGCTGAAGCCAAAAACATATCACTACGCCTAATGACGTATCACGACGATACCATTACGCCGACCGCCCATTAGCCGGAGAATTTGCCTCGGGAAGGTGTCTCCGCTTTCCATGTCTGTCTCTCCTCCTCAGACTCATTTGCGCCCGCCTTGGGCGCTTTTTTTTACCCGGAACAATCCCAAGGGAACTCCGCAATGGCTGCTCGACTGCGCTCACGACATCAAGACGAAATCCGCGAAAAGATTCGCGCCAGTCAGTTGGTAAATAGGCTGACAGATTGCGCACTTGGCGATGTTGAGTTAACCGCGCAACAGCTAAAGGCAATCGAGATTCTTTTGCGTAAATCGCTGCCCGATTTATCGGCGGTGAGTATCGAAGGCTCAGGCGATAACGGCGAGATTCCGATCACGCTGATCGAGCGCCGGATCGTGCGTGTCAACGCTTCAGATTGACACCGCCGAGGTATTCGAGCCGCTACTAGCGCCCGCTCGCTATAAAGGCGCGTGGGGCGGTCGAGGATCAGGCAAGTCGCACTTCTTTGCCGAGCTGCTGGTCGAGGAATGTCTCGCAAACAAGGGCACCCGCGCTGTCAGCATCCGCGAGGTGCAGAAGACGCTGAAGGAGTCCAGCAAGCGCCTGATCGAAGACAAGCTGCGCACGCTTGGCGTAGCCACCGGGCACGGTTTCAAGGTCTTCAACGAAGTGATCCAGACGCCAGGCGATGGCGTGATTACCTTTACGGGTATGCAAGACCATACAGCGGACAGCATCAAGTCGCTGGAGGGCTACCGCATCGCGTGGGTTGAAGAAGCGCAATCGCTTAGCGCGAGATCGCTGCAACTGTTGCGACCGACGATTCGACTGGAAGGCTCCGAGCTGTGGTTCGGCTGGAATCCGCGCAGGAAGTCAGACGCGGTTGACGCATTGTTGCGTGGCGAGATGCTGCCGACTGGCGCAGCGGTCGTTAACGCAAACTGGAAGGATAACCCGAAGTTTCCGGCGGTGCTCGAGCAGGAGCGCCTGGACTGTCTGCGTCTCCAGCCAGAGCAGTACGAGCATGTCTGGCAGGGTGCTTACGCAACCGTACTAGAGGGCGCGTACTACGCCGCATCGCTTGCGCTGGCTAAACAAGAGGGCCGCATCAGCCGGGTCGCTGCCGATCCGCTGCTTACCTTGCGAGCATTCGCCGACATTGGCGGCACTGGCGCACGAGCGGACGCATTCACGATCTGGATAGCGCAGTTCGTCGGCAAAGAGATCCGGGTTCTTGACTACTACGAAGCGCAGGGCCAGCCGCTCGCCACGCACTTAGCTTGGATGCGTAGTAAGGGCTACACGCCTGACCGCTGCCAGTGGTGGTTGCCGCATGACGGCGACACGCAAGACAAGGTTTTCGACGTTAGCTATGCGTCTGCGCTGAAAGACGCGCTTTACAAGGTCACGGTCGTGCCAAACCAAGGGAAGGGCGCTGCAAAGGCGCGGATTGAAGCAGCACGCCGCTTGTTTCCGAGCATCTGGTTCAACGACGTGCCGACCGAGCCGGGGCGCGATGCGCTGGGCTGGTACCACGAAAAGAAAGACGAAGAGCGAAACATCGGGCTAGGCCCGGATCACGACTGGTCGAGTCACGGCGCAGATGCCTTCGGGCTGATGTGCGTGGCCTACGAAGAACCGCACGTTCGCCGCCCACCACGCGACGAGCAAACATCTTGGATGAGCTAAATGGCCGACCGCGACACGATTGCCGATGCGAAGGAGCGATTCAGGCTCGCGCACGACTCGGAGTCCGAGAACCGCGAGGCGCAGCTCGATGACCTCATGTTCGCCCGTATGGGTGACCAATGGCCTGCCGCCGTGCGCCGGCAGCGCGAGCTAGAGGGCCGTCCCTGTCTCACGATCAACCGCTTGCCCGCCTTTGCTCGGCAGGTTGTCAACGACGCACGCCAAAACAAGCCCGCGATCCGCATTCGCCCTGCTGACAGCAACGCCGACATCAAGACCGCCGAGATTTACACCGGCCTGATCCGCAATATCGAGCAGAGCAGCAATGCGGACGTTGCCTACGATACCGCTTTAGAGTCGGCCGTCTATACGGGCGTCGGTTACTTCCGCATCAAGACCGACTACGCCCACGACGATACGTTCGATCTCGACATCTGCATTGAGCGCGTCGCCAACGCATTCACCGTCTACGCCGACCCAATGTCGCAAGCGGCTGACGCAAGCGATTGGCGTTACGGCTTCGTCACCGAGATGCTTTCGACCGAAGATTTCCACGCGAGATACGGCAAAGAGACGCAAGCAAGCGACTGGTCGGCTGATGGCGATGACAAAGATTCGCTTTGGCTCACCGAGGACTCTGTGCGGATCGCCGAGTATTGGGACCGCGAAGAGTATCTGAAGCCCATCGTGGCGCTGTCCAACGGGCAGGTTATTAGCGCCGACCAGTACAAGCAGCACCAGGCGCTTTGGCTCGCGCAGGGCGTGACGGTGGTCGGCGACCGCGATACACGGTGCTACAAGGTCACGCAGACGCTGATGACCGGCACCGAGGTGCTGGAGAAAAACGCATGGCCGGGCAAGTTCATTCCAATCGTGCCGGTCTACGGGGACGAAGTGAATGTGCAGGGCAAGCGGTATTTCCGCAGCCTGATACGCGATGCCCGCGACTCGCAGTCAATGTTCAACTTCTGGCGCACTGCAAGCACCGAGCTTGTAGCACTCGCGCCTAAAGCACCGTTTATCGGCCCGCGTGGGGCTTTTGATGGCGACCCGAAGTGGCAGTCGGCTAACACCAAAAGCCATCCTTATTTGGAATACGAAGGCGGCGTGCCACCGCAGCGTCAACCCTTTGCAGGCGTGCCCGCTGGGGCGCTTCAGGAGGCGCTGAATTCGTCGGACGACATGAAGGCGATCTTGGGGATTTACGACGCATCCCTAGGCGCTCGCAGCAACGAGACATCGGGCCGCGCAATCATGGCCCGGCAGCGTGAAGGCGACGTTTCAACCTTTCATTTCATCGACAATCTTTCGCGTGCGATCAAATACGCCGGGCGCTGCTTGATCGACCTAATCCCCGCCGTCTATAACAAGCCGAGAATGCTGCGCGTGTTGGGCGAGGATGGCTCGGTCGAGAATGTGCAGGTCAACGGCCAGCCAGACGAATACGGGCAGGTCTATGAGCTGGCCCGCGGCAAATACGACCTAGTGGTCGATACCGGCCCGTCCTTCAGCAGCAAGCGCGAAGAGATGAGCCAATTCCTGCTCGAGTTCATGCGATCCGCACCGCAGGCCGGCCCGCTGGTGATGGACATGGTTGCAAAGAGCATGGACTTCCCGGAAAGCGACAAGATCGCCCGGCGATTCCAGTCCATGTTGCCGCCGCAGATCCAGCAGATGGAGTCGCAAGGCGAGAAGGCCGACTCGCCCGAAGTGCTGATGCAGCAGCTTTTGCAAGCGCAGGGCCAGTTGCAGCAGATGGGCCAGCAGATGCAGCAGATGCAACAGGCGCTAGAGATGGAGCAGGTCAAGGCGCAAGCCGACTTGCAGGCCGAGCGCGAGAAAACTCAGATGCAAATTCAGGCCGAGATTGAGAAGTCGCGCATCAAGGCGCAGTCCGAGATCCAGAAGGTGCAACTTGACATCGAGGGCGACATCGCAAGCGAGCGGATTCGCGCTGACAGTGCCATCCGGCAGGCCCGCATCGGGGCTGTGGCGGCTCGCAACGAGACAACGCTTGCCGTCCTGCGTGGCAAGCGTCCTAAGCCCGTGGTGCCGCAATGACGGATGACTCGCAGGACATGCCCGAAGGGATCGAGGATCAGCCGCTTGAGGGCGAAGAATTCGAGGACTTCGACGTAGCGTCAGAGCTGTCTATCGGCATTCGCACGATGGTCGAGCTTCAGCAGCAGCAACTGCAACTGATGGCCGCTCTGGTCGATCAGTTGTCTCGCCCCAAGCGGGTAATCAAAGACGAAGCGGGCCGGGTAATCGGCGTCGCTAGGGAGTAAGCATGGCTCGACAGTACAGCGCGGCGGTTCGCAACGCTCAGGCAGACGCCTGGGAAACCGCTATCGGCACATCTGCCGTCATCAAGATCCGCACTGGCGCACAGCCTGCAACCGTCGCAACGGCTGATTCCGGGACGGTTTTAGCGACATTCTCGCTGGCTTCCGACTGGTGTGGCGCAGCGTCTGCGGGCGCGAAGGTGCTTAACAGCCTGCCGGTGTCCACCACCGCATCGGCTACCGGCACGGCAGCGCACTACCGCATCTACGCATCGGACGGCACCACCGCGCACGAGCAGGGCAGCGTGGGCACTGGCGCTGAAGATATGGTCATTGACAACGCGAGCATCACCAGCGGTCAGACCGTGCGAATCACCGCCTATACGAAAACGTGGCCTGGCGCGTAAACAGTGGCAATCCTGCTCGACCAGACGACGAAGGCTGAATACAACGCCCTGTCGCTCGCGTCTGCTCGGGCATCGGCGGTTGTGTCGGCGCTTTCCGGCACGGTGGTGGTCGAGGTCTATAACGGCACCGACACGCTGATGGCATCAGGCACGATGGCCGCGCCGTGGGCGACTGCAAGCGGTGCCACGATCACAGTTGGCGAGGTTACCGGCGTGGGCCTGCTGGTGACGACTGGTGGCGCACCGGACGCTAACTGGTACTGCCAGTTTCGCAGCGGCTCCAGGTTCGTCCGGGGCACGTTTGGCGTGCTTGGTAGCGGGCGCGACTTTGTATGGTCGCTGGCGAGCTTCCAGACGGGCAGCAGAGGCACGTTGGGCACGGTGGTGATGACGGCGACGGGTGACGCAGAGGGCGGGCCTGTGCTGCTGACTGCTCCGACGATCAGCACGTTCTTTGCAGCTACGGCGACCGGCGGCGAATTGCTGGCTGCGACCCCAGGCGTTTACGAATACGACGACGGCGTGAGATTCACCGGCACGGTCGGAGCGACGGATCTGCAATCAAGGCCAGACGCTTATACCGCCGTGTTTTACATTGGCTCCAATCCGTCGGTAAGTTCGACCACGGACGAATACATAAATTGGCGACTGGTTGCAGATTTTCTCTACGGGCAGCCGCCATACGTTGCAGGCGATGTAAATCTGTCGTGCGGAATTAGGTCTTACAATGGCACGACAAAATGCGTAACGGTGGAATGGGCCAATTCATGGATTCCAGTTACTGGCGGCACTTGGAAGCTCGTCAAAGACTATCCAATTGTTAGAAGGGGCCAATGGAAGCGCAACGGATTTAGCATATCCGGTGAATTTACCCGCGCTTATCAGGTCAAGCCCGCAGACATTGGGCAGTCCATTACTTACGAAGAAACGGCAGGGTTTGTAGATTGGAGGTTTGTCCAAGACGGTGAAACACCAGCCGCGCCGCCTACACCCACGATTTCGCTTACCACAACATCGTCGGCTTATGTTTCGTCGTCGTCGTTCTCGTCAAGCGCACGGGTAACGTCTGCCGCTGACTTCTCATATATCGGCTCGTTTATTTCGCCTGTTGGCACCACTACGACAAAGATTTCTGTCGTCCCGGCATCGCAAAGCTATAACGGGCAGGTTTCGTTGCTTCTTTCCGACTACAACAGGTCGGACGAAATAGAGATCCCGACGCTTTCGACTAACCCAAATCCAGCATTGCTAAATCCTGGTGTTGTAAGAAGAACGTCGTCCGATATTTTTAACGGATGGATGACTCAGGCAAAAAATGGCTTTGGCGACCAATGGATTGCGGGCACAGCCGCACTTTCTGGGTCTTCAAATATCGTTGCTTCGACTGTCGCGTATTACAACCCAATATCCAAAGAGAATATCTTTATAAAGCGCCCTGCCGACATATCGTCGGCGACGTCTAATAACCCATTTTGCGTCAGAGCGACTAATCAGCCAAATGGTAGGTGGGCAAGTGGAGCAATAACAGCGATCCCGGCAGCATTGCAAAGCGCGCTTGGCGGCGACTTAATGGCTGCGTCTGGTGCCATTGCGGTTGCAGGCAACAACTCGCAAGGGCCGGGCGGCATGGTGTTTAGCTCGGCAGATATTGACGCTGCGTCGGCAAAGTTTGAAACCGGCACCGTATTAGGAGGTTCAAATACGACTGCATTACTTGCTGCAACCGCAAGCTCCACACCTAATTATTACGTCAATTGGGTGGTCGCATTTATTGTATCAGGCACTCCGTACAGCACAACCGTTACTGCATATAACAATTCAACAAAGCAAATAACTTTTGCTAATATTAATGGTTCTATACCGACAGTAACCGCTGGATCGACTTATTCCTTAATTGCGCCTGTGTATGCCAAGCAAGTATACGGCAAAGACTCCCCTCTTGAGCCGGATAATAAGAAATTCCCGACAATCTGGAACAATGTTAACGCATTCAACAATGGCGCGTTTATCCCTAGAGGTACAACGTCTGTAATTAACACCACAAACGCAATGATTGGGAAGGCTCAATATGGTTTGTGGGCTACTTTTGATGATCCCTACGGACAAAATTGGGGCGGCATTGATCTGACACAAAAAGAGCGATTGTTAGCGCAGGCGGTTTATGGGGATTATTCGCCTGCTCCGATAGACGGATCTGTATGGGCTAACACTTTTATGCATACTTGCCTGTTTTGGGTGTATGACACCAGCGACTTAGCGGCGGTTGTGGGTGGGTCTAAGACTTATGACGAAATTAAGCCGAATGCGCTTTTCTCGTTCCCATTGCCTTATGCGGGCGAATCTAGTAAGTCAGTCGCCGCATTCGATAACACAAACAATCGTTTGTATATTTTCGAGCGTTTAGCTAGCATTACAAACTCTGGGCTAAGAAACCTCGTTCACGTCTATAGCTGCAATAAGTACGTCTAAAACATATGCCAACCACCGTCATTGCCTCGATTGGATCGCGCACCGCCGACTCGGTGACGGTTAACTCTGTCTCATCGACTACTGTTACCGGCTACACCAATGCGTGGAGCGTCGTCCTTTCCGCAACCGTGCCCAGCACGACCAAGATTGGCGACAAAGTAACAGTCAGCTCAAACAGCTACCTGATTACCGGCATCTCTAGCGCAACCCTTACGGCGGTTGGCGATGCGGGCATTGCGTTTACCAGCACATCGACGCCTGGGACTGGCTCGGCCACGACGGAGAGGGCTTACACGACTCCCGCATTATGGGCAAGCGGCGCACCATCCAACCTGACGACGCAAGACTCAAGCGCCGGATGGATTTGGAAGGGCGAGGTATATAAAGAAGGCGGCGGGACTGACAACGAATGGGAAATCGGTACTTTTGCATCAGGAAATAGAATAGCGACATTTACGGCCACGACAAGTTCGACCTGCTATTTTATTATGACCGCCGCCGCCGGTCAGTCGTTTTTAGACAATGCAAATAAGCTAACTAATGCGCTTCGCTACAGCCCGGCTAACGGAGTTTCAATAAACAATCTATCTGCCTATGCGGGCATAGAAGGAACAAGCAAGGTTGAAATAACCAACCTGCAAATTAAGCTAAGTATATTATCAAATGTTTATTTTTACGGCACAAACGGCGATTGTTTGTTTAGGTCTTGCATTCTTTTTCAATGCGCTACGACTGAGGCTGTTTCATCAATAAATTGCCTGTGGTACGGAAGGCCGCAACCGATTAGCAACGGTGGATCTCCGTGGTTTCACAGAAACTCGACATTTATTGGTGACGGCACTGGCGCATTTGGCAATGCGGGCAATGCTGGTTTGCTGGTTAAAAACTGCGCGTTTTTTGCTTTCACAAGCATTGGCGCACAGACTGACACAACTAACAGCACCTATAACGCAACCGACCTGTCGTCATTTGGCTGGACTGCCACCGGCAACATCGTAAGCAAGACGTTTGCGAATCAGTTTCAAAACACAGGCAGCGGCACAGAAGATTTCCGCGTCAAAGCCGCCGCAGACCTTATTAACGCAGGCGTCCGCGACCAGACCTACACCAACGACCTTGATGTCGTGTCGCAGACGCGAAGCACATCTACGCCGACCATCGGTGCGTGGGAATACTTGTCCGTGCCTGCTGCCCCGACCGGCGTCACCGCAGGCAGCGTCACCGCCTATTCCGTCACCGCATCATGGACGGACGCAAGCAGCGACGAAACCGGCTTTAAGGTGCAGTACGCACCGTCGCCGTACAGCTCGTGGACGGCCTTTAGCGGCTCGCCCACCGCCGCCAATGCCACGACGCTTGCATCGGGCAATGTGCTGACGCCTGGCACGAGTTACAAGATCCGCGTTGCCAGCACCAACGCCAACGGTGACAGCGCGTTTGTCGAGTCGGGCGTATTCACCACCACGCCGCTCACCTTCCTGCGCCCGATTGCCGACACCAGCAATGGCGCGTGGACGGCATCCAGCGGCTCGGATCGCTTTGCCATGATCGATGAGTCGGCGACTAACGACGCGGACTACATCACCGTTTCAACCGCCAGCACCTACAAGACGCGGCTGACCACCGTGTCCGACCCAGGTGTCGATACCGATCACTCGGTTGTTGTGCGGGCCAAGGGCGACGGATCGTCGCAGCTAACGATTGCGCTGGTGCAGGGCGACCCGACCGAGACGGCGATTGCGTCCACGACGGTCACGCCGACAGTGGGCTATGCGAATTACACGTTGACGGTCACATCCGGGCAGGCGGCGAATATCACCGACTACTCGCTCCTTTATCTCAAACTCACGAGTCTCTGACAACATGATTCTGCTCACGTCCACGTCCGACAAGTTACGGCTTGTCACCTCGACTGCTGGCGATGTGCGCGTGCAGGCCAGCTACGTCGACTTGTCGGGCACGACTGTCACACCGGGGCGGCTGAACTCTGCGATCTCGACCGCGACAACGACTGACATCGTTGCCTCTCCGGGCGCATCGACTCAGCGCAACATCAAGGGCGTGTCGATCTGGAACGACTCGACGAGCGCATCGAATCTGGTCACGGTCATCCACACCGACGGCACGACTGCGATCGATCTGATTCAACTGTCGCTGCCGCCGCTATCGGGATTGCAATATGTTGACGGGCAGGGTTGGTCAACGTACGGCGACACTCGGCCGACGAACATCCAGACCTTTGCCGCGAACGGGACGTGGGCCAAACCCACGAATTTCAATGCTCGCGTCGTAATGGTCAGGCTGTGGGGTGCAGGCGGCGGCGGAGGTGGTGGGTCTTCCCTTGCCACTGCAACGGTCACCAAAGGCGGCGGCGGTGGCGGCGGTGGATGCTTCGTCGAGCGGATTTTTCTCGCATCGGACCTTGCCAACGACGTCTCGGTGACGATTGGCGCAGGTGGTTCAGCCGGTACAGGCGCTGCGGCAGGCGGCTCGGG